TGCCGATCTCAACCAGCGCTGGGTTTGATAGGTAGGTTGCTGATGCCATGGGGGGTTACTCCTTTGTCTGCTTCTTGACTTTAGGGCTTGGTTTTGGTTTTGGCGTGGATACTTCCGCGATCGAACCAGCTGCCAGTAGCGCCTCGATGTTTGCGCCAGGGGGCGGCACGAACTCGGTGCCTGGCACACCTACTCGACGGGACACCACAACGTATTTCATGCGGTTTGTGCCTGCATGCGGATGGTCAGCTCGTACCCGGGGGCGCTGGTGCCGCCGATCTCGAGCGACACGGGGCGGCCATCAACCACAGCCACGTTCTTGGTCAGCACCAGGGACACGGTGTTCAGGATGGTGCGCAGCGCATCCTCGTTGCCTGGCCCTACGCCGACGACCGTGACGGGAAACGATAGGTCAACGATGTTGTAGTTGAACACGGTGAATGATGGTGCTTGGATAAGTACGCAGTTGGGTTGCAAGTTGCGTGGGTCGGTGACGACTCGCAGCCCTGACACCGTTTTCAGGTATGTGGATAACTGGTTCAACGCGTTGTTGAACAGATCGGTAAATGCCTGAACGGCCATCAGGCCACCTGCGGTCGATCAATGCCCAACAGCTGCTTAATGATCGGACTAAGGCCGACAACCGAGACAGCGCCCATCGAATCGAATGACGCAAACTGGTCTACTGAGCCGCGTTGCCGGTATAGCGCGCCGCCATACATGATCGTGCCGAGCTTCACATCCTGGCTAGGCACCGTGGTCAGCGAATCGACATACCCGGCTTCGGCCCTGCGACGGTACGCAAACTGGTTTGCTGCGGCCGCGCAGATCGTCAAAAATGTCACATCAGCAGTTACTGCTTGAGCCACATACAGCCAGTCGGCAATGTCGGTGGCGTTCACCCAGGTGCAGGTCGGCGTGCTTGAGAGCGTGCCGGTCGCCGCGACCCGTTCCACATTGTCTGCGGTTTTGGCGTACAGCACCTGGTTGGCGATCGGCTCCTGGTAGTTATAGAGCAGGTCGCCTTCGTCATCGATGCCAATAAAACGGTATTGCGGCAAGGCGCGCACCGTAAAGGTGCCGTCAAAGGGTGCGCCTACGCCAGCGACCGTGATTGATTGGCCAAGCTCTAACTCCGCGGCCGTCAGCAGTTGAACGACCGCGAAGTTGTCAAGCAGGTACTTGTTTGTGACCGTGTAAGTGGCCATGTTGTAGGCCTCCTAACGGCTTATCAGTTGACGGTGATTTTTGACACCATCGTCGGGTCGGCGATGAACGTTGAAACATAGCCGTAGTACGAGAACTGGCGGCCGAGCGAAGCCGGTACCTCAACCGACATCAAGCCACGAATTTGCTCGTAGAACTCGATGGCTTGGCCGCGTGCCAAGATCATCGTGCCAGCAGCAAAGTTCTTGTCCACGACCAGGTTCAAGCCCAACGGGTTGAGCGTGTTGGTGGTGGTGATGTTTTGCGTGCCGAGCCCGTTCACACCCATGAGGCCAGCGGCGGCCGCATAGGGGAAGATTGGGCGCTTGTCTGCATCAAGCTGGCGTGACAACTTGCGCCACACGTCAGCCGACACAAACAAGTGGTCAGGCAAGAAGTTTGTTGCATCAAGCTGCGATTCGGCAACCTCGTACAGGCTGTCGATCAGGTCACTTGGGTCGGTTGCGTTGAATGTCCACGTGACACCCGACGCGCCGCCTTGCGAAACCATTTCGTCGGCGCAGAAGTTGTCTGATGCGATCAGGTACATTCCAGCCAGGTCGCGCAGAATAATTTCCATTGCGGCAGGGCTCGTGAAATCAATGTCTTGAACGGACAGCGTGACGGTGCCCGAAAGCGTGGTCTTGCTTACCGAGTTTGACGCGATGACGGGGGTTTGTGCGCCACCTGCACCGTTCAATTCACCGGTCTGCGATGCAACGGCGGTGTGCGTTGTCCACGTCGGGCGAATGAACGTCTTTGAAGAACCGCCGTCCGGGTAGGCGCGTGCACCAACGGCCGCGACAACTGGGCGGATGTAGTTCAAGTCCTCGAACACTGGGCCGAGCACGGGGATTGGCAGCAAGCCGGGCGTGTCGGTGGTGAGCACGTCACCAGCAGCGGCTTCAAGTGCTGACTGCTTTGCGCGGCGTGCCTCAACGAATGCTTCGTTGACTTTGCGGAATGTGTCGCCACCAATGTGCATTGCGGCAAGGTATTCAGCGGCCGACGGCATCTTGAATTCACGCTTCGGCTGTGCGAACAACGGCGCAGTGGGGATGATCTCCTCAACGGCGGCGGCTTCGATCTTTTCCATGGGGGTGTTCTCCTTCTCGGATGTCATTTCCTGATTATTACTGATTTGTTTTTCGTTTTGGTGGATGCTGGCCGCAATGTCGGTGATCGTCGCGCCAGCAAATGCCGGCACGGGCACCAGGCTGAGCTCCACCCAGTCGGCGGCTTTGACCACCATAGTGTCGCCATCCATGCGCCATTTGGTTGGGTTAATGCCCACGGAAACGCTGTCCAGCACGCCTTCCTGCGCCAGGGTCAAGGCTTCGTCGCCTGCGGCGGTCGGGGCAATGCGTGCCGAAAATAACATGCCTTCGTCAGTCTCTACGCGCTCGGTGACGACCCCAACGGGCTGGGTTGAGTCGTGGTACATGAACAGTTTTGGTGCCTTGCCATCGACCGGCAGTGCGCCAGCCTCAATGCGGATTTTGTCGCCCGACAGCACGGTGGCCTCGACACCGTAGGGCACGGCAATGCCGCTGATCGTGCGCTTGCCTTCGCCCTTAGCGGCCTCGAGCCAAACTTGGGCTTGCAGCTTGATGGGCTGCGCGGCGGCGGCTTGCATTTCCATGTCGTCATCCTCGATCTCGAGTTCGCCGCCTGGTTCAATGCCTTCCTCGTTGCTGATTGCAACCATTTGGTCAACAGCGTCTTGCTTCAACAGGTGGCAGCCGCGCACTTCCATGTCAGCGGTCACGACCGCCCAGCCTGCGCACTCGTCTGAATCTTTAGTGATGTAGTACGGCATCAGCGACCTGCGATCTGTTCTTGGGTGTTTTCTTCCACTGGTTCATCCATTCTGTCCGCGGTGTAGTTTTCTGACAAGTATTCGCTCGGGTCAAACTCAATGTATGTGCCGCGTGGCAGCACGTTGTCCATGCTCAGTGTTTCGGCGATCGCTTCGGCGTAGAGCTTCACGCCGAAAATGTAAAGGTCGGCGCGTGCCTGCTGCGACGACTGATACGAATACGAACCAGTGGACACGCCCACAAGGTAGGGCGGCACGTTGGCGATGCGTGCGGCCTCCAGTGCGCTGTAGTTCGCGGAGTCGATCAGCAGCATGCGGTCGGGGGTCATGACGGTTTCCTGGTATTGCACGAATTCGTTGAGCGCTGCGGTTTGGTTGGTGGCGCGTGCAGTGTTGAACGCGGCGGCCAGGTCGGCCAGTTCTTGCGCCGTCATTGGCTCGCCGCCCGTTTGTCGCAGGATGCCTGCCGGGATGCTGCTTGATGCGTTGCGGTTGCGTGCCGCCTCAATTTTTAACGCGGTCTCAATTGCGCCTGGGCTCGAGTAAATCAAACCTTGTGCCGGTGACAGAAACTGCACCAGGTCGTCAGGGTTGATCATGCCGCCGTTGAAATAAACCTCTTTGGCTGGTGCGAACCAAACTGGCCCTGCCATTTGCGGAGTGGTGATAGAGCCGGCAGGCAACCTGGTGTAGGCCGCTGGATAGCCGTCTGCGGTGCGTGCAGTGATGTACCAAAACGCACGACCAAACATGAGCAAGTCATCAAGTGTCCACGCCATGAGAAATTGATACGGCACGGTTGGATCGGGTCGACGCAACCATGAACGTGGGTCAAGATAAATCTTTTCGCGTTTGCCCTCAAACCAGCGTTCGTTATACATGCGCAACGGCATGCAACCAATCACGCTTGCCATCAGGTCGCGTGCACGGTTGATCGCTGGCACGCTGATCGCACGGTTGCGCGCCTCGCCTTCCTGATAGCTGTAATACTGACCGATCATTGACACGCCAGCAGCGTTTGACGTGTAGCCGCCTGCCGCGGCCGCCTTGGCTGGTGGTGGGCTGATCGCTGCTTTGGTTGCGCCTTTGCTGAAAAGTGCCATGCGTTTATCTTGCCCGATCCGGTCGCGTTTGGGTGGCACCCCCAGCAGGTTTTTCCCGATCCCGACGAAAGGCAAAACGGCCAGGGGTGCCGGTCGCGATGTTAGTGCCCGGCAATGACGATCATGGGTTTGCCGCTGGTTTGTGGTCGAGCTGCGAGCGCTGCCGCCCACACCATGCACCTGGCTAACTCGATCGGCCCTGGTGAGCGTTGCGACGACAACGCCAGTGAGCCTTGTGTGCGTACTGCGACGGCGCGCTGAACATGCTCGGCCAGCATTTGTTCGCCTGTGTGGCGCAGGGTGCGTTCCTCAATCATGTTTTTGACTGCTGGCGTGTAACGCAATAGTTCGCCGTAGCCGACAATCTGGAAACGGTTGGCGAGCACGGTTGGCATGTGCAGCTCAATAGTGGGGCTAACAGCAAACGTGGTTTTCGGGTCGGCGGCCAGTTCAGTGATGGCTTGCACGCATTGAGTGATGGTGTCCACGTGAAACGCGACGGTGACACCTATGCGGCCGTCACCGAGTGGCACGGCACGCACCCCGAAATAGCGGCTGTCATCCAGGCTGGATTCAACAGCGACCACGCCACCAGGCGGCAGCTGATCGATCTGCAACTTAGGCCATTGCCCTGGTTTTACCCAGGCGCGATCGCTGGCCACCCAAAGGTTGACGCTGGCACGCAGAAACGCGGCACGATCAGGTGACTGGGCTTCGGCTTGGATAGTCTCGAGCTGCAACGTGTGGCCTAATGCTGGGTTGCCATACGACCACGCGGCTGGTGTCATTGGGTCAATGTCGGGCGGTGGTGACCATTCGGCCATGTAAAGCGACCCCTGTTGACCGGCATCAATTTGCCGCAAACCTTGTTCCCGATAGCGCAAGAACACGGTGCTGGATTCAGTACCGGCGGTTGACCACATTGCCATCAACGGGTTCGGCCTGGCACGCATAGTTGGCAGCAAACCCTGATCAATCGCATCAGTTGAAATGTCCCAAATCTCGTCGGCAACCACCAGGTCAACTGATAGACCGTGGCCGACGCTTGGGCTAGCAGCCTTCACGAGCCACCTCGAGCCGTCAGGCATACGCACTTCGTTACGCCCATACGCCCACGTGACCTTTGCGCCGAACTGAGTTTCCAGTAATTCAGCCAGTTTGCGAAACAGCTCGACGGCCACGTCAAGCCGATGGGCTGTGGATAACACCGTGACGGGCTGGCCGCGGCGCTGCGGCTCAACCGTCAAGAAATACCCCACCAAGGTTGCAAGCGCATGCGTTTTACCGTTTTGCCGCGCCGTAGACACCAACCCAAGCCGATGCTGGAACCTGCCATCAGCACGCAACGCAGTCAAACCAGCCAACGCCCTGGCCTGCCACGGCATCAACGACACGCCAAGAAACTTCTCCGACCATCCCCCCAGGTCAGCCTCGAGCGAACCGTGCTGGTCATCCCACGGCGTTTCCAATCTCGGCCAATCTCGGCCAGTCGCCCCCAGTTCATCCAAATCAGGGCTGGTGGATACGACACAGAGATGGGTCGGGGTGGTTTCGGTTTGCTGTAAAAAATCAGTTTGGGTTTTGGGTGTTTGTAGGCCGTGTGCGTGTAGGGCACGGTTTCTTGCGTTGATGCGTGCTTGGTCGTTGGCTTGTCGTTGTCGGTTGCCGCGTCGGCTGTTGCAGGTTTTGCATGCTGGTGTCAGGTTGTTGAGGCTGTTGTCGCCGCCGAATTGAACGGGGACGATGTGATCTGCTTCGGTGGCTGGTTTGCCGCAGTAGGTGCAGGTGGGGTGCCCGGCTAATAGTGCCCCCCTGTTTTTTTTGTAGGTCGGGTCGTTGTATGCGCCGCCCATTCTCACGCCCTCGCTTCGCTCGGTTGTGCTAGCGCGGCCTGCGGCCTTGCTGACAGTCGAGGCGCGTTTCGTTTCATGACGGGTTCCAGTCTGCAGGGTTTGTTTGTTGTCAACCTTACTGCGCAAGTCCAAGGGCAAACGGGTGTAATGCCCACCCCTGGGGTTGCCTCTGTCCCAGACCCAATTGCACTGACTTGTTTGCCTCAACACCTTGCCCAAACCATTTCGTGTTGCATGACTCAGGGCGTGTTGATCTACCCCCGTTACCGGGTGTCATCCACCCAGGGCGCAACCCCTGGTAGGTCATGCGGTCAATTCAGTTTTTGTACAAATCAGGCCTAGTCAGCCTGTGTGTTATGAATTCAAGATCTGAAGGACGGACAACATGATGCTCGACACCAGCAAGAGCCAGGCTGTCCAGCCAGTTATCTTGCGAGCTCGTCGTGCGACCTCTCTCAGATTTGAGTTCGACGAACATGAGCTGTCCATAGTGCGGTGATAGTAGCACCAGGTCAGGGAAACCAACATCGCCCTCCACGTGGGTTGCCCAGCGGCCGCGAATGTTCATCGCCGGCAGGTCGTGATGGATCAGCCAGCCGCCCATTCGGGCAAGGTTGATCACAATGCTTTTCAGTTCTTTTTCGTTCACCAGCGTTTCCACCAGGTATCGCCCCAAGGGTCGTGCATGTACTGCACCAGCCCTGCCTTCTGCATTTGGCGTAGCTCGTGATGAAACCATGACGGCCAGTCCAAGTCGCCGAACAGCGAACGTTCGGTGTGCCATTGCCCGTCAGCGAGAATGGCTGCAATCTGGTCTTGGCGGCTCATTTCCACGCTTCAATCACCTGACTGGCTTGGCGTGTCGTCAACGTCTCGAGCAGCCCTGCCTCAGGCCCAAACCGTTCCCGTAGTTCCTCAAACACGGCTTCGTCGTCCATGCCACGATCACGCGCCAGCTTCTTGATAAACCCCAGCTGCTTGGATGTCGCCAGGCCACCATGCGCTTCGGGTGCTGGTGCGTAGCCGCTGCGCTCAACCTTTTGCATTTCTTGGCGTGACGGCCGCGACCCAGGCTTAGTACCCAACGGGCTGTTCCCGATCATGCGGCCTATCGATGACGTTTCACAATTTTCCACGAAACTGGTTTTGTTGACGGGGCTTGAGCCGTGCACTTCCTCGGCGTAACCGGTGGCGATCACGCGGCCATCCACCAAGCCCTCCGCACGGAATACCACGGTTTTGGTGTCGTAATGCACCATGGTCGTGACGATCTGCGCGGTTGGGTATGCCTGCCACCAGCGCACCAGGCGTTCCTCGACTGTTTCGTAGTTGCTTAGGTCAAATGCCATGTCGGGTTCCTTTGTTCAGATCGCTTGCCACACTCGCAGCGGTCGCGTGTGTGTTTCTGGTCTAGCACTATTACGCCACTCCCCTGTCACACGGATCACGTCAGCCTTTGCCAAAGCCTTGAATACTGCGCCCAGGGCTGACCTGTTTGGTGGTTCGGGCAGCTTGTGGCTGTTCATGTAATCCCACACCTCGTCGGATGTGAACGTGATGCGTAGCCTAGCTACGGTGCGCACCGCTTGCTCGGCGCAGCTCCGCCAGTCGGTGCCTGCATGCTCGATGGCGGCCGTCATGCCCTCATCAGCCAGGCGCAGCCCTTCGGCGTAGTCAAACAGTGTGTCGCTCATTGTTCGTCACCGATCAGTGCACCTGCGGCTTCCATCAGTACGCGTGCGTCGGCCTCATTGCCTGACAGTTCCAGGTCAATGGCAATTAGGCGTACTCGTTTGCCGAGCTGTTGCCGGTCGCGTCGGCGGCGTTCGTGCGGCGTAATGGTGAGATCATCAAAGAATTGCTGCCACACCTTGAAACTTGCGTCGTTGATCATTTGTCGGGTCTCCT